GCCATGGGCGAAGCCGGGCTTGATGAAATTGCGGTTTACGAAGATTTTCTCAAACAAATTAAAGACAGAAAAACGTTAGAAGAGGCTTTAAACGAAAACCTAAGGATTCAAAAAGCAAAAACAGCAGAACTTCAAAGCGTTTACAAGCAGATTGGTCAAACCATCGAAACGGGCGTCGTCGAAGCAATTTCTGCTGCAGTGGACAAGACCAAGACACTGGGTGAAGTTGCCACCAATGTCCTCCGAAACATTGCTAATCAGTTGTTGCGAATGGGTATTAGCCAGTTGGTGGGTTCAATTTTTAATCCGTTTGGCCCATTGATGGAACCAGGTGGCCGGTATGAAGGTGCCCCTCAGTTTCCTGAGCTAACGCCACCGCCACCTCTTCCCGGAAAAGCACTCGGTGGAGCGGTTGGAGCAGGACGCCCCTACATGGTTGGCGAGCGTGGCCCTGAGTTGTTCGTCCCTGGAGCGCAGGGCAATATCGTTCCAAACAACGCAATGGGCGGAGCTAACGTGACGGTAAACGTGGATGCTTCTGGTTCGTCTGTTGAAGGCAACGCTGATCAGGCTTCGCAACTTGGCAAGGCAATCGGCATTGCTGTTCAGCAAGAACTGGTGAAGCAGAAACGTCCTGGCGGTCTTCTCGCAACCTGATGGCTACTTTCCCTTCAATCACGCCGACCTACGGCATCCAAAAAAGCAGCGCCCCTGTGGTGCGAAAAGTTCAGTTCGCGGATGGCTACGAGGCCAGGTTGAAATTTGGCCTGAACCAAAACCCCAAGGTTTACAACCTGACGTTTGAGGTATCCGAGACTGACTCCGACACGATCGAAACGTTTCTGGATGCACGAGCTGCAGACTATGCCAGCTTTGACTTCACGCCGCCTGGTGAATCCAGCAGTTCTAAGTTCGTGTGCGAGACATGGAGTAAGTCGATTCCATATTTGAACCGCGCCACAATTCAAGCAACGTTTCGCCAAGTCTTTGAACCGTAATGGCAGTAGCAGCTTGGTTTCCTAGCACCGCATTTTCTGTTGGTGACATCCGACGCCCCAGTATTGAGCAGTCGTCTGGCTTGTTTTTTCGGTGTTCAACTGCTGGAACATCTGGCAGTTCAGAACCCAGCTGGCCGAATATGGTTGGCGATACGGTTACTGATGGAACATGTGTATGGACTGCGATTGCGTCGGCTTACGAGGAGCTGGCAAAGATCAACCCCAGCGCAATTATTGAGCTGTTTGAGCTGAGGCTTGATTCAACGCTGCATGGCAGCAGTGACGTTTATCGCTTTCATGCAGGCGCTAATGCTGATGTTGATGGCAACATCGTTTTCAACGGTCAAAGCTATACGCGGATTCCAATCAAGGCTGACGGGTTTGAGTACAGCAGCACTGGTACGTTGCCGCGTCCAACTTTGGCGATCAGTAACCTTGACAGCACGATGACCACCCTGCTGTTGCTGGTCAATTCAACGACTGCAGGCAATGACCTTGGTGGAGCGGAAGTGCGCCGAATCAGGACGTTGAAAAAGTATCTTGACGGCGAAAGCGCAGCAGATCCAAACGCGCAGTTCCCGCAAGAACGATGGTTTGTGGATCGGAAGGCTAGTGAGTCACGGGACAGCGTGACGTTTGAGCTGGCCAGCAAGTTTGATTTAGCGGGTCAATTTATCCCGAAGCGTCAGGTGATTGCCAACGTGTGCCAGTGGAAGTATCGGAGCAGCGAGTGCAGCTATACCGGCAGCAACTACTTTGACGTGAACGGCAACCCTGTTGGCACATTGGCTGCTGATGTTTGCGGCAAGCGAGTGTCTAGCTGCAAGCTGCGTTTTGGCGATACAGCAGAGCTGCCGTTTGGATCGTTTCCTGGTGCTGGTTTGACTCAGTGATGCAGCTTTCAGACGAGTTGCGGGCTGAAATTTTGGAACACGCAAAGGCAGAAGCTCCGCGTGAGTGCTGTGGTTTGCTGGCTGTTGTCAAAGGGCGTCAGCGGTACTTTCCGTGCCAGAACATCGCTGAAACGCCAGACGAGCACTTTGTGCTGGACGGGTGGAACGAAGTCGAAGACAAGGGCGAAATCGTAGGCATCGTCCATAGTCACCCGACGACTAATCCTGAGCCATCAGCAGCTGACCGTGTTGCGTGCGAAAAGTCAGAGTTGCCGTGGTTCATTATTAATCCAAGCACTGAAGCATGGGGTTATTGCGAGCCTGCTGGCTTCGTGTTGCCGTATGTGGGGCGTGAGTTTGTCCACGGCGTTGTGGACTGCTACACCCTTGTCCGCGACTGGTACGCAAGGGAGTACGGCATTGAGCTGCGTGATTATGACCGCCGCGACCAGTGGTGGGATCACGGTGAGAACTTGTATGTAGACAACTTCAGCAATGAGGGATTCCACCGCATCCCGTTGGAAGAGGTGCAGCGTGGGGATCTGATTTTGATGAATTTGGTCTCACCAGTGCCAAACCATGCAGCCATTTATCTAGGGGATCAACAGGTGCTGCATCATGTGCAGGGCAGGCTATCTAGCAGGGATGTCTATGGCGGTTACTATGGGAAGAGCACTGCCTGCGCCTTGAGGCATGAAAGTCGTTAAGGTCTACGGCGCTTTGCGTAAACGGCTTGGCCAATGCCGGTTTGAGTTTGATGTAGCAACACCAGCGCAAGCAATCAAAGCATTGTGCGTCAACTTCCCAGGACTAGAGAAGTGGCTGATTGATAGCGAAAAAGACGGTGTAGGTTATCGCGTAGCAGTAAGCAAAGAAAAAGCCACTGAAGAGAATGTTGCACCTTTGTTGATGCCGTTTAGCGACAAAGAAGTGTTTAGCATTACGCCTGTTGTGGCTGGTGCGGGTCGCGGGGGGGCAGCAATTTTAATTGGTGCTGCGTTGATTGCTGTTGCTATTGCAGCACCTGGAGCTGGTTTTGCGTTGTCAGCTGGAGGATTTACGACTACTGGTGTAGCTGCTTCTGGAGCGGTGGGCGTTATCGCCCCAGGTTTTGCCCTTGCCAGCTCCCTTGCCGTTGCGGCAGGAAACATCGGTATTGGCTTAGTTCTCTACGGAGTTGCCCAAGTAATTTCACCGCAAACAGAGCCGACAAGGCTTGAAAGCGGAAGGGGCAGAGAGGCTGCACAGCTTGAGTCTTTTTCTATCTCTAACGTTGTAAACACATCACGACAGGGGATGCCCGTTCCAATCGCATACGGGCGTGTGTTTGTTGGATCGGCTGTGCTGTCGAGCGGCCTTGATGTTGATCAGGTACAGGCATGACGCAAACTAAATACATCCAAGGTGCTGGTGGTGGTGGCGGCAAAGGCGGTGGTGGCGGTGGCAGTAGTGCCCGCACACCTACCGAGCAAGATGACACTCTGCAGTCAGTACAGTTTGGCAACGTCTTAGATCTGCTGAGCGAAGGCGAAATTCAGGGTTTAGAAAATGGCAACAGAAGTATTTTTCTAGACGACACGCCTGTTCAAAACCCTGACGGCACGAACAACTTTTCGGGTTTTAGCGTGTGCACGCGCACTGGACCGCAAGGCCAAAGCCATATTCCAGGACCGTTCAGTGCGGTGGAACGGGAGATTCCAGTCAATGTCACGGTTCCACAAGCCACGCCTGTAACTCGCACGATTACAGATACCGACGTTGACCGTGTGCGTGTCACGCTAACGATTCCACAGCTTCAAAGAATTGAAGATGATGGAGACATTGAAGGACATTCTGTAAGTATCAAACTCCAAATTCAATACAACGGCGGTGGTTTCAACGACATTATTAATGACACGATCAGCGGCAAGAGCAGCAACCGCTATCAACGTGACTATCTGATTAACTTGACCGGCAGCCATCCTGTTGATGTGCGGATGGTGCGTGTAAGCGAGGATGAAACAAGCAGCAATCGCGGCTCAGACAGATTCCGAGCAAGCACAACAATCTTCCAAAGCTTTACCGAGATTATTGATGACAAGTTCCGGTATCCAAACTCTGCCCTAGTCGGACTGCGTTTTGATTCTCGGCAGTTCCAGTCAATCCCAAGTCGGAAGTATCTGATCCGTGGGATCAAGGTCAAGATTCCAAGCAACGCGACGGTAGACACGACAACGCATCTAGGGCGTTTGACCTATTCCGGTATTTGGAACGGCCAGTTCCAAGCTGCGACGTGGACATCAGATCCTGCGTGGATTTTGTATGACCTGATGATTTCCAGCAGGTACGGCGCAGATGTGCCTGAAAGCACGCTGGACAAGTACGACTTCTTTGCAGTGAGTCAATACTGCAACGCTCTTGTTTCTAATGGCTCAGGCGGTCAGGAGCCGCGCTTCAGCTGCAACATGCTGATTAACAGCAGGGATGAGGTCTATAACGTCATCCAGCAGATGACAGCTATTTTCCGAGGCATTGCGTATTACAGCGCCGGATCTCTTGCATTGCTGCAGGACAAGCCTTCAGACCCGCAGTATTTGCTTGGTCAAAGCAATGTCGTAGAAGGTATTTTTCAGTATCAGGGAACGTCCCAAAAAGCCCGCCACACCGTAGCTGTAGTGGCTTGGCAGTCATACGACACCAATGGTGATGTCGAATATGAATACGTTGAGGATCATGCTGCTGTTGCCAAGTACGGCATCATCAAAAAGGACATCAAGGCCATTGGTTGTTACAGCCAAGGTCAGGCGCATCGCATCGGTAAATGGTTGCTGCTGTCTGAACAAAACCTGACTGAAACTGTCCAGTTCAGCGTTGCGCTTGAAAGCGGCATTGTTCTGCGTCCCGGCATGGTGATCGACGTTGCAGATCCAACTCGTGCTGGATCGCGTCGTTCTGGTCGCGTTCAGTCTGCAACTACAACGCAAATCACAACCGATAGCAGCACTGATCTGACTGTTGCTCTGGCAGCGCAAAACAGTCCAAAGCTGTCGGTGATGTTGCCGACTGGTGTTGTTGAAACACGAGACATCCCTGTTGGCGGCGTCCAGCCGCAGACTGATGGAACGGCAACGATTGACGTTACTGCTGCATTTAGTCAAGCACCTGCAGCTAACTCAGTGTTCATGGTGCAAACAACAGATCTGCTGCCACAGCAGTTCCGTGTTGTATCTGTTGCTGAGGCGGAAGAAGGCGTCTACGGCGTCAGTGCTATTGCATATAACAGCACAATTTATGACGCGGTTGAATCTGATGTTGAGCTAACCAGCCGTGACATCAGCAACCTGTCGGCTATTCCGAACCCAGTTGACAGCATCAGCATCGATGAATTCTTGTACGAAGAAGCCAACGGCGTATTTGTTGGTACGTTGGTTAGCTGGAATCACGATCGCGTCAACGTTAGTGAATTCCGTGTTTTGTATCGCATTGATAATGACAACTGGCAAGCTGTAACCACGTCTTCGCCTTCAGTCACACTGCGAAATCTGCGTGCTGGTCGATTGTATGTGCAGATTCAGGCCAAGAACTACCTGAACAAAGGCAGTCAGATTACGTCTGCAAATTTCCAGTTAGAGGGCAAAACTGCTGCGCCAGCTGGGGTAACAAACTTCAGCATGATCCCGGTCAATGGCCAGGCACGCTTGACCTGGACACAAGCCACTGACTTAGATGTGCGTGTTGGTGGTTATGTCCGCTTGCGTCATTCTCCTGACCTAAGCGGCGTCACTTGGCCGACTTCAACCAGTATTTCTGAGCAAATTGCAGGCTCTGCAACTGAAGCCTATGCGGACTTAAAGGCTGGAACATATAGCGCCAAGTTCATTGATTCTGGTGGCCGTGAAAGCTTGACTGCCGCGCTGGTTGAATTTACAAAACCAGATCTTGACAGCGTGGAGGTTGTTGGTGCGTTGGGCTCCACAGAGGATCCATCGTTTACAGGCACGAAGACAAACTTGGTTGTTGACACCGTAAACAATGAACTAGAGCTAGCGACCACAGGCAATGAGCTGCAACCTCTTGGG